TTGTGGTAGAGGGTATATTTGATGCATTATGCATCGGTGGTCTAGCAGTGATGCACAACACCATAAGTGATGAGCAGGCTAGATTGATCCGCAGTCTAGGCAAGGAGATCACGGTGGTACCCGATCAGGACCTGGCAGGAATGGAACTGGTAGATCGTGCTGTGGAACTAGGATGGGCAGTAAGCATGCCACCTTGGCCAGAGGACATCAAGGATGTGAATGACAGTGTGGTTCGTTATGGTAGGTTGGCAACTTTGCTAACTATATTTGAAAATCGTGAAACCAGTAAAATCAAAATAGAACTAAGGAAGAAAAATCTTGTTAAAAGACTACGGAGTTGATGTACAACGCTTGTTCTTGGAAATGATGTTGGAGGACGCACAAGGCTATGTGCGTGTGCAGAACATCTACAATCCAGAGAACTTTGATAAAAGCCTGCGACCTGCGGCTGCGTTTATCAAAGAGCACGGGGACAAGTATAAGACTCTGCCCGATCGCGCACAGATTGCAGCCACCACCGGTATCCGACTACAGTCAGTGCCCGAACTCAACGAAGGACACTTTGAATGGTTTATGAACGAGTTTGAATCATTCACTCGCAGACAAGAGCTGGAACGAGCTATATTGAAAGCAGCAGACTTGTTGGAAAAGGGTGATTATGATCCTGTAGAGAAACTGATCAAGGATGCTGTGCAGATTTCGTTGACCAAGGACATGGGCACAGACTACTTTGCTGATCCGGCCGGTCGTATACGCAAGTATTTTGAATCGGGCGGCCAAGTATCAACAGGCTGGCCACAGATGGATCGGCTGCTGTATGGTGGATTCAGTCGCGGAGAATTAAACATCTTTGCAGGTGGGTCAGGATCAGGTAAGAGTCTTGTGATGATGAACATAGCATTGAACTGGGTACAGCAAGGACTCAGTGGTGTGTATATCACATTGGAACTGAGTGAAGAACTCACTTCATTAAGAACAGATGCCATGCTTACAAACATGAGCACCAAGGATATCCGCAAGGACATTGACACAGCAGAACTCAAAGTCAAACTGGTAGCCAAGAAGAGCGGAAACTATCAGGTGAAAGGATTGCCGGCACAAAGCAATATCAATGACATCCGTGCTTATTTGAAAGAGTATCAGATCCAAACAGGCAAGCGGGTAGACTTTGTGATGATCGACTATTTGGACTTGTTGATGCCAGTTAGTGCAAAGGTCAGCCCAAATGACTTGTTTGTTAAAGACAAGTATGTATCGGAAGAACTGCGTAACTTGGCCAAGGAACTACAGATGCTCATGGTAACCGCATCGCAATTGAATCGATCAGCAGTGGAAGAAGTAGAGTTTGATCACAGTCATATCTCAGGTGGTATTTCAAAGATCAACACAGCAGACAATGTGTTTGGTATCTTGACATCACGTTCAATGAAAGAACGCGGCAAGTATCAGATACAATGTATGAAGAGTCGAAGTTCAACAGGGGTGGGTCAGAAGATTGATCTGGAATACGACATTGATACAATGCGTATCACAGATGCAGGTGGAGACGAATCGGACAACGGATTCCGTAAGCCCAGCAGCGTGATGGAATCAATCAAGGCTCGTGCCAGTGTAGCACCAGCAGACGCCGCAGCACCTGTGAAATGGGAACGAGCACAGGCCAAACCCGGCGTTGACCCACTGGATCCTACACCAAAGATTACAGCAGATGTTCAAAGCACCAAGCTCAAGGAGTTGTTGGGCAAGATAAAGGCCGGCTAATGAAATTATTGTGTTTCCCACATTATGCCGCCGGCGGATTACTATGTGACATTTTAGAAAACAAGTTTTCTCCTGTGTATGAAGATGGCGGGATTGCGTCAATAAGTCATTATTATGGAAAAATTGGTGACTCGGAATCAATTTTTACAAACTTTGATCAATCTAAATTTAGTCGTTTTTTAACAGAGTCTAAAGATCATAATAAAGTCATTGGAACACATTGTTGGCCAGGCAGCGCGGACCTTTCGATGTGCGATCAAGTTATTCTAATAACAACAGAAACCACTAGGAGCAAAATTTATCGATGGCTCAGGGCATGGAATCTATATTTTTCTAAACAAGATCATATCAGACACCTAACTGATATAGAACTCATTGACAAACAAAGAGAGACTGCAAAAAACTACATACAAGCATTTGGTGCTATCCCACAATATCAAAATTTAGAGTTGTCAGACATTGTAGAAACTACAACAGAATTTTATGATCTAGTGGCCGGGACAGAAATTAAAAAACACATGGATCGATGGAAAAGTTTAAATTCTTTTTTATATGATCCAAATCTGTGGAATAACAGTTTGGTAAAAAGATATCACGAAGCAGAATTTGAACTGGCACATGGAAGATACTACAGATACTACTAAGGTATTTTGTCTTGGGGATGGTTATGCTCATGGGCACATATGGCCCGAATGGCCACAAATCTTACAAGCACTAAGGCCCGATCTCGACGTGACTGTGATAAGTGCAGTTGGCGCAGGCCACGAATTCTTGATCAACGAACTGCTTGCTCATAACATTGAATATTCCACAGTGATTTTTCAGTGGCCGAACCACCAACGATTTGATAAACTCATACAAGATAATCAGTGGGCAGATATTGTAAAATCCGATTTGGTATATCATTGTAACACTTATAAAACCAACAACGGATTATGGTGGTGTAGTAGTGCCAGTGAGCAGGATGCTATCAAAACATATCATAATTTTTACATACAGCCCGATCAATCTTTGCAGAGACAACAAATACAAAAAAAACTGATATCCGCATATGTTTTACAACAAAATGCTAGATACATTGATACCAGTAACGATGAGCAAGATAAATTTGCAGCCAATTTAGATTGCAGAGGGACCGAAATACAACCACTGCCGTTGCTGCATTATCGATGGTTAGTCGAATCGATCATGCCGGCTGCCGGAATAGAAATAAATCCAGTACTTTCTAAAGAATTACATAATCGCATTTGCAATCACAAATGGACTGCGTATGATCCCGATCGTGAAGAAATCTGGAACACCATGTCCAGGATAAACTTTTGATTTTTATCACAAAAACCAATAAATAACTCAAAGGCCCTTGAACACAATGCAAAAACGCACCCGTAGTCTGTTGGAAGAATTAGATTCTATGTATATCGAGCGTGAACGTGACTTGATAATAGAAAGCCGCGCCTCGAATATCATTGCTGGTGCCATCAACTTGTTAGAACAGATAGATGCTTCATATTCACCGGAGCAAGCAGAGAATCTCACACGCAAACTGCTGAATGCAATCCGTACCCGGGATGCAGGCAGATTTGCTAGAACCGTAAGGCGTAGTCATGCAAATCAATAAACTGCTAGAAGGCGGAAACGTATTCAAAACCAAAGATGGTGAGTCGCTCACACAACGAATCAATCGTCAAGATATTCCTGCCACTATACGTTGGATAGAACAAGTAACCGGCATAGAATTCCCCCAGGAGCGTTGGTTAGGGTCCACGGGCAAGAAACCCTCATCTGGCGACTTGGATCTCGCTGTGGATCTCAATGAAGTAAGCAAAGACCAACTAGCCGGTATACTTACACAATTTGTGCAAAGCCAAGGCTTGGATCCTAGAGAATATGTGAGCAAGCGGGGCGAAGTACATCTACGCACTCCTATCGCCGGCGATGCCAATCGTGGATTTGTGCAGACTGACTTTATGTTCTTTCCTAACCTAGACTGGGGCGGGTTTTATTACAGTGGTGGCGAGGACTCAGAATACAAAGGCATGAATCGAAATGTATTAATGTCGAGCATAGCCAAACAACAAGGGCTAAAAGTTGGTGCTAACGGCATGTTCTCTCGAACTACAAATGAATTGGTTCGTGGCGGATTAGATCCTGACTATGTGGCCAGTGTATTGTTAGGTCGCGGTGCCACTCGTGACAACTTAAAGAATGTAGAATCAATCTATGCTGCACTCAGCAATGATCCTGATCGCGAGTCCAAAGTAAAAGACTTCCGTGAGTATCTAGCCAGCGAAGGTATTCGAGAGCCCGAAATGACCGTGCGTGAAAGTGATGCCAACTTTCTGGCTCGCTTGCGCGATCGCATTGTGAATCAAGGCATGCAACCCTTGATCGAAACCAAGCGATCATATCAACTGTACGAACAAGAACCTGTGGCTGTGGGCGGCAAAGCCAAGGGCATTGAGCACTTGGAAGATTACATATTCCGTAGTGGATCAGCAGGAGTAGATCGAGCACTGCAAATAGCTGATGGATTTTATGCTGATCCCAAGACAGGTTCGGTGAAATGGGATGGTAAACCTGCTGTGGTGTTTGGTCGTAAACCCGAAACCGGTGAGTTTGTGCTCACAGATGATGCAGGATTCACTGCGGAAAGATTGTTTACCAGTACCGATGAGGTTGCTACAGACATGGCTCGAAGAGATGCCAATGCTGCTGCTAAAGGTAATAAAGCCGATAGAATTGAAACCCTATTGCCTACATACGAAACTATCTGGCCATATTTAGAAGCAGCCACACCCGAAAATTTCCGTGGGTATGTCAAGGGTGATCTAGTGTACTGGACCAAAACCGATGACCCGTTGCCAGCAACAGAAGCAGAAATTGTGTCTGGTGCAGTTTATAAGTCTGCTGGAAACTTGGTATTTAGACCCAACACTGTGACATATCGTATTCCGGTGGCCAGTGATCTAGGAAAAAAAATAGCCAACAGTGAAGTTGGCGTAGCAGTACATACTATGTATGCGGATGCAGATGCAGAAAAGCAACCACTCAGCGGCGTGAGATTTAATCCTGTAGCAGGATTGCTTTTGATTGAACCGATCTATGCTCAATCTGTGCCCAAGAACAACGACATAGCAAAAAAGATCCGAACACTGCTGCGCCAGAATCGAGCAGCCATAGACACATTGTTCAATCCCATGGAATTACGAGCCATGAAGATCACCGACTTGGCTAAGTTGGCTATAGATTACATCAACAAGCGTGTGGATCCAAGACATGCTGCGTACACAGGTGATTTCCGTGACCTAGTGCCTGGGTTCATGTCCTGGTTGCAACAGACACAAACACAACAAAAGGTCAGCAACATAGCGCAGTATTTGCGTAGCCCCACCTCAAACGAACAAGGGCTAGCCGCTGCGTTCTTATTGTTTGAATTGCTGCATGATTTGAAACTGGATCTGCTGGGCAAGTTAGATGCACAAGTACCGGGCAATGAAGGATGGGTGTTTGCTACCCCTGCAGGCTATGGCAAAGCAGTGAATAGATTTGACTTCACTGCTAGAAATAAAGCCAGAAACAACTAGCCAACTCCGAGTTTTTTTGCCAGATTCATAAATAAGAGTAGGGCAAAAACCCACTTTTTAGGAGATTTTAAAATGGCAGGATTTACAAAAACAAACGGTACGATGCAACCAGTGTTCAACATGGACACGGCCAATGGTAACATTCAAGGTACCGCAAACATCGCTAACACCGGATCGGTTAACTTCCAAGGTCCCAAGCTGGATTTCTTCAGCTTGGTCGCCAACGCTGCACTGACTACTTCTGGTAACGTCAATGGCTACATCAATAACATTTTGCAAGCCGTTCAAACCAAATCTACAGTGGCAATGTATCAGGTCAGCCCAGCTGCACCTACAATACTGAACCTGGCTCTGTATCCTACAGGCGCTTACAGCAATGTAACACTGTTGGCCACAGCCAATGCTGCTACAGTGTCAACAGGCGGTCAAGACATCCAGTTGAATTCATGTGCCGGTAACGCTGTGTTCACCACAAGCGGAACCAACTTCAACACTGGTTACAACTCTTAATCCGCAACGCGGTAAAAACAGGCCCTGGTTTATTTCCAGGGCTTTTTTTTGGCCGTAAATACTGTATGACCCTAAGCATACGAGTAACCACAGATTTTGATTGTAGACCCACTGGCATTACCGGGCATTTTCGTCCCAATACCTTGCCCATCACTGACCAACAAGGACAATCAGTGACAGATCAGGCCACCTGGTTACGCAGCCGTAACCAACAACGCAATTGGGAAACACTGATGCAGTTGGTAAGTCTATACACACAACCTTTGCGGATATCTCCTGTGAGATTAAATCAGCGTCAATGGCAGTTTGATTTTGACACAGATCAGGAAGATGTATTTCGACTTGACAATGATCCAGTGGGCCGATTAAAACAATCCTGTAACGGCGTTCCTGTAATAAACTATGTAGAACAAGAACTTACAACATTATTACACCCAGATGTGAACATTTGGTTTGAGTCTCTGGACCATAAATAACTTCATGGACACCACAGATATTGAAAAGAAAAGCCTCGAAGCCCACGTTGAACTGTGTGCCGAGCGCTATCGTAATCTTGAATTTCAATTGGCATCAGCTAACACCAGTATCGGTAGTTTAAAAACTATGATAACAGAAGTTCATGAGATGGTTCATGGAATGGCCGCCAAACGCAATGATCAATTGATTGGTTGGGGCATAGGTGTTATTGGATTTCTTATTGCCACGGTGGGGTGGCTAGTATCACGTTACGTATTAGCATGAAAGCCAGTCGCAAACTTGCTGCATTAGCAGAACGAGAACTGCCGCGTATCCTTGATCAAGTGATCATTGAGGACGGAGAAAAATACCGTGCATTTGGCAAATACACTATACATCCTAAAGAGGGCTTGTTCCAAGTGTGTGTTAGAGATGACAACATTGGCACATTTTCAGGAACAAAATCCGCCCTGGCCTGGTGCATAGCGGATAATTTAAACCATCTTAATCTAGCTAGACAGATCAAAGAACTAGATCAATCTATTGTAAGATTGCGAAATGACATATATGTGCGGCGCAGCCTAGCTGAGCGCACATCCGGGCACACCTGGGAAAACTTGATCAACAAGACAAGTGCCAGGCAAGAGCAAAGCCAGATACTGGAAAAAGAACTAGCGAAATGTATAAATTTGGCTAAATACTGGCAACTACGAGGAAACTCAGATGAAACTAAACGAACTGGCCGTAACACGCCCTACACAACAAATCGCTAAAGTATTCGAGGGTCATTTTGATCAACGAGTGCAAATTGATTCGCTGAATCGCAAGCAACTGCACAGCATGTATCGCCAAGTGCGCGGTGTGTTGAGCGAAGTGCGTTCTAGCCCTGCTCGCCATCACAGCGAAAAGAATCCTGCTTATCTCAAGATGATGATGATGGAACAGGCGCTGGCTGACCGGATCTACGAAGATGAAATGGCTCAACAGAATCCTCAAACTGGAACACCGAACAGTCCGGGAATGAATCCTCAACAAAACGCTGCCATGATGGCTCAACAAAAACAAGCCAAGATCAAACAAATGGAAACCGAACTTCAGACCAAGAAAGATGAAGTTACAGATCTGCAGAACCAACTCAACAAAGAAAAGACCGCTGTCACCGCCATGGAATGGCGTCAACGTGCTCGATCCAATGGTTATTACCTCAGCGAAGGTGAAGTACAGCAAGCCCAAGTGGTGTTGGCTGCACAAGATATGGTTGACAAGATGCAAGACATGATCGAAGACAGCACCGAGATGCAATTCAAAGAACTGCCTGCTTTGGTTGATAGTATCAAGAATCAGATTGGCCAAGAACAAGCAGCACAATTCAACAACGATGCACAATCAGCACTCAGTGGATTGGTACAGAACTTGCAAGGTAGCAAACAACAACTGGAACAAGCATTAGGAGTGGTCACTGGCCAAGGTCCTGTGGCAATGCCAGGAGCCGAAGCAGGCATGCCGCCCGGTGGCGAGATGGGCCTTGCCGGTCCTCCTCCAGAAGGTGAAGTCGAAGTGGCAGCAGAAGTACCTGTACCCGAAGAACCAGGTGCAGCCGCGCCAGCAGCAGCTCTAGGTCGTGGACGCAGATAATGCGGATCAATGAAGTAGAAGCCGACGATACAGCAGACAGACTCATGGCCCTGGCCCGGTTTGCTGCTGGTCGTGCCGAAGACACTTCTGCCAAAATGCAAATGCCAGTGCAGGCATTTATTAACCGAGCACAGAGCATGGGCATAGATATCAATGCTGAGACTCTGCAGACTTTGGTAGGTCAACCTCCACTTAACGGTATATTCAATCCTATGAGTCCCGATGCTACAGAACTCACATTCAAAGGTGGTGAAGAAACCGGACCGGTACAAATGCCAGTTAACCAAGCACAAGACATCGTGGCAAACGCCGCACAATCCGCACTGAAAAAGAATCGCGGCGTTTGATCCAAACAGATTGACACCGTGTAGTAAATCGCTTACAATGTAAGGAACAATCTATGGCATATTCAGACAAAGTAGTTGATCATTATGAAAACCCACGCAACGTAGGATCCTTCGCCAAGGACGATGACGATGTTGGAACCGGTATGGTAGGAGCACCTGCATGCGGTGATGTAATGAAACTTCAGATCAAGGTAAAAGATGGCATCATCACAGACGCAAGATTTAAAACCTACGGATGCGGCAGTGCTATTGCCTCGAGTAGTCTCGTTACCGAGTGGGTTAAAGGTAGGTCGTTGGACGAAGCCGCAGCTCTTAAAAATTCAGAGATTGCTCAAGAACTCGCGCTGCCACCAGTCAAAATCCATTGTAGCATCCTTGCTGAAGACGCTATCAAAGCCGCAGTAGCAGATTACCGTAACAGGCATGATCTCGTTAACTGACACTGCTCGAATCAAAATCCAACGACTACTAGAGAAACGCGGTGGCGTGGGTATTCGACTGGCAGTGAAAACTACAGGTTGCTCTGGACTGGCTTATGTGTTAGAATACGTTGATCAACACACTACCGACGATACCACAATAAACTATGCTCAACCAGGTTTCTCTGTGATAGTGGACAAACGACACGAAGTATATCTTTCAGGTATGACCGTGGACTATGTGCGCCAAGGGCTTAACGAAGGATTCGAATTCTCTAATCCTAACGAGCGCGATCGCTGCGGATGTGGAGAAAGTTTTAGAGTTTAACTTGTACAATCCAAAATTTAACTATCAACCTATACCCCGAGTCACAATAGAGGGTAAACGATTCTATGCCACACCTGATGGCAACAACTTACCAAGTGTGACCACAATCCTGGACAAGACCAAAAGTGAAGCCAGCAAGGCAGCACTACACAATTGGCGGCGTGCTGTAGGGGTAGAAAAAGCACAGCAGATAACCACAGAAGCAGCCAACCGTGGCACCAGGATGCACACCTATCTTGAGGACTATGTAAAGAAGGGTGAGATCAAAGAACGAGGAACTAACCCGTTTTCTTGGTCAAGCCACGAGATGGCCAAAACAGTGATTCGTGATGGATTGAAAAATGTAAGTGAATTTTGGGGCATAGAAGTTCCGCTGTACTTTCCAAAGATCTACGCAGGCACAACTGATGGTGCTGGTATACACTTAAATGATGAATCAATCCTGGATTACAAGCAAACCAACAAACCCAAAAAGCGTGAATGGATTGATGATTATTTTGTGCAGTTATGCGCCTATGCAGAAGCACACAATGAACTGCATGGCACAAAAATACGCAAAGGTGTGATTTTGATGTGTGTGAAACCTGATGTTGATGCCGCTCACAATCTTATCTCAAAACCGCAGTACCAAGAGTTTGTGTTAGAGGGCACAGAATATGATCGATATCGTGATCTGTGGTGGCGCAAAGTAGAAGAATACTACACCCGGCACATCTAGCAGCCCAAGTGGATTCTGGCTAAATACAGCACAGAATTAGGACTCCCATGGCAATAGTTCAAGTATCACGAATAACAAACCGCAAAGGTCTAGCAGAAAACCTGCCTCAATTGGCCGGTGCAGAATTAGGCTGGGCTATTGATGAACGTCGATTGTTCATCGGCAATGGCACATTGCAAGAAGGCGCTCCAGTAATTGGTAACACTGAAGTTCTCACTGAATTCTCAGATTTCTTACTGGTAAATGGTGCATACACTTACAAAGGCGAGGCTGCTGGGTATACTGTGCAGACTGGTGCCACATCGGGCAGCCCAGTAAGTTTAAATCTCCAGCAATGGCTGGATCAATATGCCAGTGTACTAGACTTTGGTGCAGTGGGTGATGGCGTTACAGATGATACAGAGGCTATCAACCGTGCTTTGTATCAACTGTATTGTAGAGAATCAAATCCACAAATACGTCGTTCGTTGTTCTTCCCGGCCGGTCAATACCTAGTTAATGAATCAATTGTGATCCCCCCATATGCAATGTTGTGTGGCGAAGGCATCAATTCCAGCGTAATCGTGATGGACATATCTAGCCCTACTTCTGCTCTCAGTGAGTATGTGGCAAGATTTGGAGATAGCCTTCAACAAACAGGTGTGAACATCGGCAACAACGGTGCCACACCGCCGCGAGATATAACGATATCTAACATGGGATTCAAGAGTTTGGATCTGGTGGATGTGTTCTTGGTAGAAGATGCCGAACAATGTACTTTTGTAGATGTGAGTTTCCAAGGGTCATTGACCACTACTGATCTAGTAGATACTGTTGACAACATAGCCGGAGTTCGCTTTGCATCCACTTTAAGTTTGGTATGTAGTAGCATCACTTTCCGTAGATGCTTGTTCAGTGGTACAACCTGGGGAGTGAATACTCCCAATCAAGTAGCCGGTGTGTTGATCACTGAAAGCACATTTGATACCTTGTATCAAGGCATCTTGTTGGGTGATCCTACCCCGGTCAATGGTGGTCCTACAGGATTCCGCATCTTGGGCAATGTTTTTGATAACATCTATGAGCAGGGTATCAGTATCGCAGCCAATACTGGATTAAATGCCAGTGGGTACAATGTGTTCTATGATGTAGGTAATCACTTCAATGGAACCACAGCACCCGCTGCCTCGGTAATTGATTTCGTAGGGCAGAACAATGTCAGCATTGGTGACATGTTCCAACGTACCACTGCATATTCCGGTACCTACCCTCGTATCAACATCAATTCCGGAGTCAGCATAGCATTTGAAGGAGCCAGCCAAACGCAACAAGGTGTGTATGTTCGTGAAACCGGAGTACATGGTACATTGCTAGATAATACTGCGTCGCAAACTATATTGACCTTTGATGCCACAGCGATTCGTGCCATTCAGATCAACTACACCATAGTTAGAGATACCAGTACCAGGACTGGTGTGTATACTATTGTAGCCGGCACAGATGCGTCAGGCACTGGATTGCAAGGATCCGACACAGGTGTACAAAATGCATCGACCGGCGTGACTTTCTCTGTAAGTGAAACAGCCAGCATTGTAAGTTGGTTGGCTACAACTACCAGTACCGGATCCGGTGCCACTATAAATTATTCAGTAACCAGACTTGCTTGATGTGGTGTTCAACCTTTGAACAACGCCTAGCGGCGTGGACAGCATTGCGCGATCGTGTTCGAGATCTCCCTACACCCGATGCCTTGACAGAAATCAATACCTGGTGGCAACAAACCCCGTGGCGTGCATATCATCTGCACTGGGACGATCGGCAAGATTGGCCTGATCCCTGGCAACTTTTGAGCGACAATATCTATTGTGATCTTGCTCGCGGGCTAGGAATCCTGTATACTATCACTGTGCTGGATCGCGATGATATACAAGATGCTGTGCTAGTGGAAACCGAACAGGGCAATTTAGTCCAAGTTCAAGGCGGAAAATATATATTGAATTGGGGGCGAGACCTTGGCTTAAATACCAACCTCCAACAAAGCAAACATCACATCGCGCAAAGCGAAGTAAAACAACAACTATATTGAGCAGAAATGACACAAATCACAGTTATCAAAAGAAACGGTCAGAAAGAACCGTTGGCATTGGAAAAATGGCAGACACAGATTGCCAAGGTATGTTCAGGTATAGCAGACGTAAGTCAAAGCATGGTAGAGATCAAAGCACAGATGCATTTCTACGATGGAATCACAACCAAGGAGATTGATGGTATCACACTCAGAGCCATTGTGGATCTCATTGATGTAGAATCTAATCCTGATGTAGGACATACCAACTACCAATACGTGGCCGGCAAACAACGCCTATCAATGCTACGCAAAGACGTATATGGCAGTTACGATCCTCCTCACCTTTATGATATAGTTAAGAAGAATGTGGCCACGGGTCTTTATACTCCTGAACTGTTAGAGTGGTACAGCGAGGACGACTGGAATCGCATGCAGGACATGATCGATCATGACAAGGATGAAAATCTCAGTTATGCTGCTATTGAGCAGTTGATTGAAAAATATCTTGTTAAAAATCGTGCTACTAAGGAAACATATGAAACACCTCAAGTTCGTTACATGGTTGCAGCGGCCACAGTGTTCCATAAGGAAGAGCCCAACACAGCCAGGATGCGGTATATCAAGGAATACTACAATGCAGCCAGTGATGGTCTGTTTACACTCGCTACCCCTGTGTTGGCTGGATTGGGAACACCTACCAAGCAATTCAGTTCTTGCGTTCTTATCCGTAGTGATGATGACTTGGATAGCATTTTTGCCTCGGGAGAAATGATGGCCAAGTATGCCAGCAAGCGTGCCGGCATTGGTCTTGAGATTGGCAGGTTGCGGCCATTAGGATCGCCTATCCGTGGTGGAGAAATCATGCATACCGGCATGATACCTTTTTTGAAGAAGTGGTTCGGTGACTTACGCTCGTGCTCACAAGGAGGTATCCGCAATGCAAGTGCTACTGTTTTTTATCCTATTTGGCATCATCAGTTTGATGATCTTATTGTTCTCAAGAACAATCAAGGCACAGAAGAAACCCGTGTTCGACACATGGATTATGGTGTGGTTCTATCCGCATTTTTCTGGCGGCGTTTCAAGAACAAAGAAAACATAACATTCTTTGACCCTAACGAGGTTCCTGACTTATATGAAGCATTTTATAAAAATACTGCACTGTTTGAAGAACTTTACTGCAAATATGAAAAGCAGAAAGGCCTGCGTAAGAAGACGATGGCTGCGGAAGAAGTTTTCAAGAGTGGTATTCTCAAAGAACGAACAGACACTGGACGTATATATCTAGTGTTCATCGACAATGTGATGGACCAAGGACCGTTTGATCCGGAATATCACACCATCTACCAGAGTAACCTTTGCTGTGAAATACTTTTACCTACTCGTTCCTTTAAGCGGCTGGATGATACTGATGGTCGCATCGCACTTTGCACATTGGGAAGTCTCAACTGGGGAGCCTTCCGTAATCCAGAAGATATTCGCCGTGCTGCCCGCATTCTGCACCGCAGTCTCAATAACATTCTTGATTACCAAGACTTCTTATCCATCCAATCAAAACTGTCCAACGACGAGATCCGACCACTCGGCATCGGCATCACAAACCTTGCCTACTGGCACGCCAAGAGAGGCCTGCGTTACGGGGAGAAGGATGCTCTAGCTGAGATCAAATCTTGGATGGAACACATGGCTTTCTATCTCACCGAAGCGTCAGTGGAATTGGCACAAGAACGCGGCGCATGTTTAGGCAGCGAACACACACGCTACGGCAAAGGAGTATTTCCTTGGGAATTGCGAGCCAAGGGCGTGAATGAACTCACTGACTTTTCTCCCGAACTGGATTGGGAAACACTACGCACCAACATGAAAACTCATGGTGTGCGTAATGCTACACAGATGGCAGTAGCACCGGTGGAATCCAGTTCAGTGGTGATCAACTCAACCAATGGTATTGAAATGCCAATGAGTCTGATCAGTGTGAAAGAAAGCAAAGCAGGAAGTTTTGTGCAAGTGGTTCCTGAATATCACAAATTGAAAAACAAGTATCAGATGATGTGGGAACAAAAGGACTGTGAAGGCTATCTCAAAACCGCAGCAGTGATCGCAGCATATGTGGATCAAAGTATTTCAACCAACACATTCTACAACCCTGCACACTTTGCAGATCGCAAAGTACCTACCACACTGATAGCCAAGAACCTCATGCAATCGCATGTGTGGGGATTGAAAACTTTTTACTATAGCCTGATCAACAAGCAAGGTAGCAAAGAGGTGGCAGAAGATGCACCACTCATGCCCATTGATTTTGATGATGCAGAAGACTGCGAAGCATGCAAACTTTAGGAAATAAACATGGGAGTAATTTCAAAATTTGTATACACATGGCCCGAAGGAACAACCCCGATACAATTTCCATCTTGGATCAAAACCTTGACACCGGCAGAGCAAGATGAATTTGCACAATCTCAGTCGAGGCAATTAGCATTTAGACAACAGTTGATAGACGATGGGTTGTTAACATTAGTTCCTGAAGTAGGATATGAATGGAAAGATAAAACTACACTAGATATCGGTAAACCCACAGATCCTACCTGGCAGATATATTGGGATAAATGGATCAAAGAAACCGGTGTAATATTTTCAATCGAAATAATAGAAAAATAAAATGTCAAAAGCACAATACAACCTAACAACAAAAACAGACTATCTCAATCGCAAGATGTTCTTGGACCCCGAGGGCCCAGTTACCATCCAACGATTCGAAGAAGTCAAATACAACAAGATACAAAAGATCGAACAGACCGCTCGTGGGTTCTTTTGGGTACCTGAAGAGATTAGTCTCAGCAAAGATGCCAACGACTTCAAAGATGCAAGTGATGCTGTGAAGCATATCTTCACCTCAAACCTATTGCGGCAAACAGCCTTGGATAGTTTACAAGGTCGTGGTCCAGCACAGGTATTCACACCCTGTGTGAGCCTGCCTGAACTGGAAGCCTTGATGTATAACTGGAGTTTCTTTGAGACCAACATCCATAGCCGCAGTTACAGTCATATCATCCGCAATATTTACAATGTGCCCAAAGAAGTGTTCAACACCATTCACGACACACAAGAGATCGTTGACATGGCAAGTTCGGTGGGCAACTACTATGATAAACTGCACGAACTCAATTGCTTCAAAGAGATCAATCCTAAAACAGTAAATGAAAAAAGTCACATCCGGGCAATTTGGATGGCACTACACGCAAGTTACGCACTAGAGGCATTCCGTTTTATGGTATCGTTTGCCACAAGCCTGGCCATGGTGGAGAACAAAATCTTCATCGGTAATGGTAACATCATCAGTTTGATCCTGCAGGATGAACTGTTGCACAAAGAATGGACAGCGTTTATGATCAACCAAGTGATCAAAGAAGATCCGCGCTTCGCAGAAGCCAAAGCAGAATGTGAAGCCGAGGTATACGAGTTATACATGGATGTGATACGAGAAGAAAAAGACTGGGCGGACTATTTGTTTAACCGAGGACCGGTGATTGGTCTCAATGCCAATATTCTCAAAGACTTTGTGGATTACACAGCAGTAGGAGCACTTAAAGATATCGGTATCAAGTATCAATCTCCTGCACCCAGAAACACACCCATTCCATGGTTCAACAAGCATTCAGATACTTCGAAGAAACAAACTGCACTGCAAGAGAACGAATCAACTAACTATGTTATTGGCGTGATGAGCGAAAGTCTCGATTACGACCAACTACCCAATCTATAAGGAAAAACAAAATGAAAGCCATAGTCTGGAGCAAAGACAACTGTACCTTCTGCGACCAAGCCAAAGCTCTATTAGAGCAACGCAACATCGCATACGAAGAAAAGAAAATCGGGCATGGATACACCCGAGAAGACCTGTTGGCAGCAGTGCCCACAGCAAGAGCAGTACCACAGATTTTTGTGAACAACAATCACGTTGGCGGATTCACAGAACTGAGAAAATACATTGAAGAAACCGCCGGCGGATACGGAGATTAAATGTTAATAGATAAAGGCGTCAGCGCAAATGAAGTAGTCACATTCAAACTCACATCAGGTGAGGAACTAGTGGCCAGACTCAATGAAGAAACTGCTACACACTACAAACTTTCAAAACCCATGGTCATTGCCATGGGTGCTAAAGGTCCTGGGCTTATGCCTTATTTGTTTACTGTGTCACCAGACAAAGATATCTCTTTGAGCAAAACTACAGTGACCGTGGCTGTGGCCAGCGATAAAACCTTTGCTGACCAATACATGCAAAGCACCACCAATATACAATTGGTGTGATTTTTCTACTATAAATACAATATGGGACATAGGTTCGTGATCATGCGGCATGATGTTATTGAAGTGTATGATCAATACGAATCCATACCCGATGATCTAGACCATGTGTTAGAATTCATTCCAGAAATTCCTCCAGGGCCGCATACCCACCAGCAGCACGAAGAGATAGATGCCTGGCCAGATCGTCTTATGCAACTTATGGAGAAAGCGTATGGGAAGACCAGTAGCGAGATTGGGTGATATAGGAATACCACATTGCAGTCCTTATGTGATTGCCACAGGTAGTCCTAACGTATTTGTCAATGGGTTACCTTTGGCTGCCCTAGGAGATATCAGTAGTCCTCATTTGCTACCGGCTCCAATGGTATGCCCGCCACATGTGGCACCAATTATTATGGGCAGTCGTTCAGTTTTTGTAAACGGACGTCCTGTAGCACGTATAGGTGATCCATTACTTGCATGCACTCGCATAGCCACTGGCAGCTTTGATGTGTTCGCCGCATAAACATGGTCACTGGTGTATTAACCCCGTTACAGATGATTGCCGGTGCTACACTGAGCAATAATAATGGAGTGAGTGTGGCCAACACATGGACAGCGGCAGATAGTGCATACTATAGCACTTCGTTGATTTCGACATATTTTACCGCGGTCAATGCTGCTTATTCTAATACCGCTGCTAACATTAGCGGTAATACATTAAGTTACATGGTCACATTTTGCACAGGAACTGTGCCTGCGTTGGCCGACAATACTCCCGCAGCCTATTCTAGTTTAGGTACCAACGCCTTGTCGGGATTCACAGGTATAATCAACTCACAAGCAACCCAAGACCTTGGTAATGGTAGCACCACAGTTTTTGCTCAGGTGTTCCCTGCTGCACAGGGATATGTGGTCGCCACCAATGATTATATCAATAGCAGCATCAACAGCCAGACTTACCTAGGATCAACATTTACTACTATGAATAGTTTGATCACCGGTAGTCTAACTGATGTGACTTTGGCTATGGAAACATTCGGTGCAGATCTCACTGCATTAGGCAATCTTATTGATCTCAATAATTTAGGTAATTTTGGCTCTCCGGCAGCATTGTTACGTCAACTAAGCACAGTGACCAATATACCTCCCAGCATCAGCACAGCATTAACACAGGTAGGACTCACCGATAGTGGTATTGATCAACTGACCAATCCAGATGCCGAAGTAGATGATTCAGTACAACGACGAGCCTACTTGGCTATGACCACTATTACTGGCACAGACTTGGAACAAGTGTTGGCTATATTCAGGGTGACCACACCATACATTAAAACCATGGCGGATTTGTTGAACCCTGTGAAGATATTTCCCAACAGTTATCCCAGCCTCACAGTACGGGTTTATAATCAAGATACTACATCGGTGTTGAGAGCCATTTACGATAATAATCAAGCAACGGTAAATTCTAAACTGTTATTTTATCTACCGCAGTTTATTTTGGTACAAGGTAGTCTCACTGTTATACCTTATCAACGCCTGAGTAGAATCGTGCCACCAGATCAGGCCTTGGCTAGCAAAGCCATCCAAGTCAGTTTACAGCAGATTAAAAATGTCAGTGGTCTTACCTTACCTCAATTAGCAGCAGCTTTCAGTAACATGGAGACCACTAGAGATCTTCCTGCTATATCTGCATTGCAACAAGCCGTGCCTGCATCGGTGGCAGCATTTTATGCTGCGGATTATGCCACTGGCTCTGGGCCCAATGGCACCTTGGTATTGACTGATCTATTAGGAGCAGCAGTGGGGATACCTTTTACCAGTGATCTAACCAATGTAACCACTACGATCAACTCTATGAATACAGCAGGCATATTTGGCACATTGATTGTGACGTACAACAGGATGACAGCCACGGTGAATGGCGACTATAATGTGGGTAATCTTGGTAATGTGGTCATCCCTCCTGGTCCAGGAGAAGGAAATTATGGCAATGTGGATGCAGCATTGAATGCATTGATCAGTAATGCAGCATCTGAAGTATCTGGAATCCAAAGTTCTTATCCTGCACAGAGTGGCAATCTCAATACCAATTTCACAGACATGGCTGCGAGTCTAAGTCGGCAAAGAACCAATCTATCATTGGCTACTATCGATATCGGTGCATTACCGTCCACAGGTCGTGGACCTATTATGGGGTTTGTACAAAACTTACCTAATTACGGACTCGACACCGAAGAGAATGGGCCTAGTCAATTCCTTGAGACTGTGGCTGATCTCAACACACAAGGGGGGCAGGCCATAGTGGCTTGTTTGAGACAAGGCCGTAATGAGGCATTCCTTAGTTCGGTGAATATAGGATTTGACACTACTATTCCTAGTACACCAGATACAGTTCCGCCACAGGCAAATCTGATTCCTAGTACCTATTCAGAGGCAGAAGCAGCCAATTTGGTCGTAAAATAGCAAGGATATCAGTATTATTACTAAGTAATGTTGTGCCACAAGCACACCTAACAATTTTTAAAAAGGAAAACTTCATGAAGAAATATGCTTTACTCTTGGCCCTGGCATTGGCCGCAAGTGCTGCTTCAGCACAAACCGCTCCTCAAGTCAGCGTCTACGGCAAAGTTCGTGTGTACGAAGAATCATACACCCTGGGTACCGCTAGCCCTCTTACTCGCTTGACCAATGATTCCACTCGCTTGGGATTCAAAGCCACCGGTGATGTTGGTAGTGGTATCACTGCTACTGCCATTCTCGAAACTGGTGTTGCTGTAGATGCGCCAAGTGCTACTACACTAGGCGACCGCACTGCTCGATTTGATCTCAGCAACAATCTGGGTTCTTTGGGCATGGGCCGTGATAAACACTCAGCAGTTCGTGCATTAGATAACTTTGATTCGTTTGGTAATGCTTATGGTACTATCGTGGGCACTGTGCATAATGCACAAGGGTCACGTGTTCAGAACGCATTGTTTGTGAGCAGCGCACCTATCGCTGGATTCACTGCTAACTATCAATTGGCCAACAGCGAAGTCGCTGGTACCGCCAATACCACATCGGGCAGCATCGACTATACACAAGGACCAATCAGTGCCACCTTTGCTCGTTACGACGATGGCATCTCTAGTTCCAGCAATATCATTGGTGTGAAATACAACCTGGCCAGTACTGGTACCACAGTGTTTGGTCTGTACAGCAGCGACGTGGCATCTAATGTAAGCACAACTGGTAAGAGCATTGGTGTAAGCCAAGCAATCACCAGCCAATTGAGTGTGCTGGCCAATTACGGTGAAACCGACACTGGCAAAACCGGGCGCGGTGTAGGTGTTGCTTATGCAATGAACAAGGCATTGACTTTCAATGCTCGTTGGAGTTTCATCGACACAACCACAGATGTCACACAATACGGTGCGGGCGTAGAATACAACTTCTAAATTGCCAACTGTAGTTTGCAGCAGATAGTTGCAGAAAAACAACAAAAACCCTGCCCAGAGCAGGGTTTTTTTGTGGGGTTGACCGGTATTGCTCGAACTGCTATAATATGGACATACGCAACGAGGAGCACGAGATGTTTTTATTAGGTTTGCTAGTTGGGATTGTAGTTGGTGCCTATCTGGCCCTTGTTGTAATCGTACACACTCACTATTTGGGGTAATCAAAAATGAGCAAGATGTCAGATCTGTATATGGAAATCGAACTGATGTTGGAAGAGGGCGAGAACCCTGTTCGCATCGCTCGTCGCTTGGGCATCCCGTTGAGCATGGTATATGATGTGCTGGAAAGCATGCCAGCAGAAGACGAAATCGCAACTGAAGTTGGTGAAATCGGTTGACCCGTATTGTCCAAACTGCTATAATACACACATACACAGCAACAAACCGGAGTTCCAAATGCAAGTTACCATTAACGTCCCAAAAAACGTCATAAACAACATCAAACGATCTGCCGAGATTTACGGCGGTGTGACCCCTACTGATGCTCAAATCAAAGAGTTTTTGCAATGGCATGTGCTGGGCATCTACACTGACTTCCACGGCGAAGATCTGGAACACATTACAGCCGAAAATTTTAATTGAACTACATAGCAGCAAGGAGCATCCGATGCAAATAGCAAAAGTTCAAGTTGGTGAGCAACATGGCAAATACAGCAAGACTCGTATCTATGTTCACCCGCAAGGCGAGTCGCTGTTGGCGAATCTGTCCAACCGCAACACTCGCCCACACACCGTCTACCGCAAAGAAGTGCTGCCCAAACTGTTCACTCAGTTAGGGTGGAATCCAGATACCAAAGTCAAGTGGAGCCAATACGCCGGTTGCTCTTGCCCTTGCTCGCCCGGGTTTGTGGTAGACAATGTTTACGGTCGCAACATCTGGGTCGATGTGGTTGACCAGTAACCGTTTTTCGTTTACAATACATTTCATTCGTTAACTTTCTAGGAGGCTTTATGCTTTTTACTTTCGCTGGTACTTCCGTTCTCAAAGGTGATGTCAAGGTTCGTTTTGCTAACTCTGACGCTCGTGCCAAACAACTGGCCAAACTGGGTGACACCGCTATCAACATCGTTGAACTGCCTTCCGGCATGGACAAGGCAGGTGCTGTGGCGTATCTGTTGACCCTGCCTGCTTTCGCTGATGTGCAGGACGCACTCCGCGCAGAGGTGGCTCCTAAAGCCAAAGCCAAGCCCGCTCGCACACTGAAGGTGCGTGTGTCTAAAGTCAAAGTCAAGGCGGTAAAAGCCAAGGCTGTGAAAGCACCTGTGGAAGTCACTGAAGCAGAAGTGGATGCACTGATGCAGGCTGCTTACGGCACCAAGTAAACATCATGGCAGGCTGGAGCACAATCAAAAAGATCCGAGAGCTCGAGGACCGAGCACTCATACTGGGCATGAAGTTTGCCCCTTACAGGCACGATGACTATGATGCAGACAATGTGGCATTGGTGCCGTGGGGACAAGACTCATTGCCCATCTACACTCGTGATGCTATTTTGTTTGCCGGCTCATTAGAGGGTGCTGATCAGTTCATGCAAGGTATCGTGTGGGCAAGACATTACGATCGCATGGTTGTTGATCGAAACATTGACACCAAGCGAGGCCGCAAAGAACAAGATGAGCGTAATCGTCAGTTATTGAAAACATTGAAAGATGGCGTAGTGACAAACAAGGATGATGAATAATGGGATTGGACATGTATGCGTATGTGGCTGCCAAGGCTGGTGCCCTGGCAGACTACGACGAAGGAAAGGCGTGGGACAAAGAAAAAGGTGCAATGGTAAATCCCAGTGTAACCGAACCACGCGAGATCGCTTATTGGCGTAAGCATCCTAACCTGCATGGCTGGATGCATCGCTTGTGGACATCTCGAGGCAACAATGGTGAATTCAACGGCGACGAACTGGAACTCACCTGGAACGACCTTGAACAGTTGGAACAGGATATCCGCGACAAAAACCTGCCTGGCACCTCGGGATTCTTTTTCGGCAACGATGCTGACGATCATTATCGCGAACACGATTTGAAATTCGTGCGTGAAGCCAAGGCCGAAGCGTTTTTGGGACTTAAAGTTTTCTACAACAGTTCATGGTAAAAAAAATCTATTACGAAAAGGTGGGCAGGAAATATGTTCCTGTGGCCGAATACGATAGCGACTTGACAGATAGTTTCGGCAAAGGCAGCCATCTTGTGATATGCTATCCAGGTGGGCAGAGTCGCAGATACAACATCGATCCTGATTATGCTGCCTTGATTGCGGCTGCTCGGGTGGCCGAAGACGCCATGATTCAAGCCATGCAAAAGGCCAGTGAAATGAAACCCAAGCAAACTCCTATCACACTGGGCCAACAACGAGCATGGAAGAAGTTGGCCAAAGAGTTTGGTGATGAACTATGCACATTGAATGGAGCCAGTTCTTGGGATATTGCTCAGGCAGGCTTGAAGGCATTGGAACAAGAAGCCGCCAACCTATTGACCAATGAGGCAGTGAAAGCAGCATACGACCAGTTCTTATTTGTGTGTGCATTGACCAAGCAACAACGGAAGTAAATAATGACAAATGAATTCACATACGACATTGATGATCCACGCTATGAGGGCACCATGTCGTCTGGCTGGATAACGGAACTGGCCGAGTCCGACAGCCGCCTCCACAAGGAAAAGGTTATTGAAAAAGCCTTGATGGCTGCGAAACTTGGCAGTGCCGATGCACAGGCTTTTTTGTTCAACTGCTACCAAGCCTACAATCCCTTCCATACCTTCCATGTGAAGCAACTGCCTGAGACCGCTGGACTCACAGGTCGTGCCAATCCGTGGCCACGATTCTGGGGTCTGTTGGAAGCACTACGCACTCGCAGCACTAGTGGCCATGCAGCCAGAGATCTCATAAAGAGCATCAGCGAAGAGTTCGACAGCGATGAGTGGAACTTGGTATGTGTGCCAGTGATCCGCAAAGACCTCCGCTGTGGCATAACAGACAAGACCCTGAACAAGGTGTTGGGCCGAACACAATATCGCATTCCAGTGTTCTCATGCCAGTTGGCACAGGACTCAACAGATCGTCCGGCCAAGATGAAAGGCATCAAACGCCTGGAAGTCAAACTGGATGGCGTGCGTGTGTTGGCAGTGGTCACTCCTATCAGCGTGACCTTGTATAGCCGCAATGGCAAAGAGTTTGCTAACTTTCCACAGATCGCAGATGCTTTAATGAATGTGGCCAACGGCACGGTCAAGGGCGGCATGGGACCGGGTGGTGTGGTCTTGGATGGTGAGATCGTGGGAGAGAGTTTCCAGAAACTCATGCGTCAAGCACACCGCAAAAACGATGCCCAAACCGAAGGCATGGTATATCATGTGTTTGATCTGATTCCGTTGAATGAGTTCAAAGAAGGGCATTGTAATACCCGCCAACACCTCCGCTTGAAGTGGGTGGAGAATCTACGAAACAGATTTGACAAGACTGATTGTTTGCGTGTGATGTCAGGGCATGAAGTGGATCTGGACACAGCCGAAGGGCATGATCAGATGAATCGTTATGCCCAAGACGCTGTGAAGAACGGATTCGAAGGCATCATGATCAAGAATCTGGATGCCCCTTACGAGTGCAAGCGGTCAGACTTTTGGATGAAATGGAAGCCCACCATAACAGTTGATCTCAATATTGTGGGGTTTGAACAAGGAACTGGTCGCAATGCGGACCGCTTGGGTGCTATAATCTGTGAAGGAGTAGACAATGAACGAAACATCAGAGTCAATGTTGGTAGCGGTTTTAGCGACGATGATCGCCAGCGGTATTGGAATTCACGCGATACATTGCTTGATCATGTGGTTGAAGTCGAAGCTGACGCAGTCACCCAAAACCAAGACGGAACCTACAGTTTGAGGTTCCCAAGATTTGTGAGATTCCGTGGATTTGAAGCAGGAGATAAACTATGAGCAAAAGAATTGGTCCCATCACACTAGACGGTGAAGCAGCCGATCGGATCACTGTGCTGTCTCTTAAAGAGCAGAGAAACTATCTCAAGAAAGAACTCTCGGAGTGGAAGAAAAATCCCCGGACTGACGCCAATCCTGACGGATACTGGTTGCATCCTGAAGATGTGAGCGGAAACGAAATCATGATTCACCACCTGGATGCTGTGATCAAACACTTTGGTGGCTAGAATTTTTAAGCAGGAAAAAAACCGTGACATACAAAACCATTTATACAGAAGTCGAAGTTGATGTTGACATGTCGGAGTTCGAAACCGACGACCTGATCGAAGAGTTGGAGAATCGTGGCGTAGGCTATAACACCAAGGGTGTGGATGCTGATGAGATGCGACTGTTGCTGGAGTCAATCTGGCACAAGCGTCGACTGGGCAACCCGGACTACCAGCAAGAACTGGACCGATTGATCTACGGCGTGTTGGGCAAGATTGTATGATCTACTTCAGTGCTGCGTTGTTCATCACAGCCCTGGCAGGATGGGGCTGGTTGGTGTTTGGCGATCACATGACCGCACGAGACCGCCGTAAAGAAATCTGTTCAACTGGCAATCACAGATATACCAAACCAATCACATGGGTGGCCATGAATGGAACTGATAGCGTGACTGGAACACATTGTAGAGATTGTGGCCATTGGAAGACTTGGAAAGCACAATGATTGATTGTTTGATTGTTGGCGATAGTATCGCAGTTGGCACACATCAGTATAGACCCGAATGCGTGGCCTATGCCAAGGGTGGGATCAACAGTTGGCAATGGAACAAACAGAATTCAAATAAAAATCTCAATGCAAAAACTGTGATTATCAGTCTAGGTTCCAATGATCATGCAGGTGTTCGCACACTATGGGAACTACAACAACTCAGGGGCAGAGTTGATGCTGACCGAGTGTTTTGGATATTGCCAGCAATCAAACCCGATGTACAAGAGATGGTTCGGATAGTAGCAAAAGACCACGGAGACACGGTATTACCAATCTTGAATCTTCAGGCTGACAAAATACATCCCAGTTGGGCTGGCTATAAGAAACTAGCGGAACAGACACAATGATCAATCTCGACTTCAGCATTGCCAATCCATGGCGAACCGATAAGGTTTGGGATATCCTGTGGAGCAAATCAAGATTGATCACCCAGAACAAGGCCTGGGAGTTCAATGGATACCGCACGGGCCGTATCATCAATCTACAGTTTGAATGGACACTACAAGGTGACCACGCAGGTGCTAGAATCATGTTGGGTGTGTTTGGATACGAAGTGGAACTAGCCTTCTACGACACACGGCATTGGGATTATGATCTGGCCACTTGGAAATGTTATCAATGAACTCATTGATCGAACGCATGGCCAGTGAAGCCGGACTCAAATACTCACCCGAGCAAACAGAAGCAGTGGAACGGCTGGTTCGCATCGCTGCTGCTTTCTGTATCGACCAATGTGGTGGTCGAGGTGTATGTGTGGGATCCACCTTGGTCAAGAACAAGATCCTCACAGCGTTGGAAATGAATAAACCCCCAGAAAGAACTTTTTAAGGAGAAAATGATGGCAACAGCAAAGACAGTGAATAAACTTGGAGACAAGTTGGTCAAAGTAAATGACAACTTCTCAATCCACATGTATGACAATGGCTTCATGGTAGAAGCCGGTGGTCGCAACAAAAAAGGCGACTATGTGCAGGCCAAGATCCTGTGCATCAATGTGGATGAGGTCCTGAGCCTTGTGCGCGAAGCATGCGAAATGGATCGTGATTCATAATGCAAGTGATGTGCGACTGCGGCAGGACATTGAATCCTGAAGGCCGGTGTGATGCCAGCCACGCACTCTCGGAAGAGCAATATGCTGAGATGCTGGAACGCCGCCGGCAGATAGACTTGGCACAATATCGCAAGCAGGCCATGGCTCAATGGTTTGAGGATGGCAGTTGCACAGGCGGCGATTTACCGGAGAACTAATCATGGCAATGTGGACACTGAAAACACAGCACAAAAAGAATGCTGTGGAAAAACAATTCTGGCGTAAAGATGGCGAAACTATCGTCCGCACAGAAGGCTATCGTTGGGGCACATTCTATTGCGAAAGCGATGAACAACCCGAGATTGACCTAGCAAATCCAGACGAATACAATCTCAGCGAAAGCGATTATGATTGGGAACTGGATAACATGGATGACGGTTGCTGGGCCGAATGGGACTGGCCTGCTGACATGACTGAAGAACAACAGAGCGAGATCATGGCCGCTTGGGAAGAAGACTACTTCGATGGCATGGAACAGTTGGGTTGGTCCTGTGATGATACCGACTACATCCTGCTAGGCCCGTTGGAGTTGTCCGACGAAGATGGTAACACTGTGGGCCAAGGCGAGCCAGATTAGACTTGACACCTTTCCTGGTTCCTGCTATACTTGCATGGCATGGGCGGGGAGGTGAGTAGTTCGATGGGCGGGCAGGGTAACATAATCTCGAGATGCCTGCTTGTTCCGTAGCAATTCGAACATAAATCTCGTAGGTTGCGACCGAGACCTCGATCGAAAGATCAAAACCAGGATGTTCCTGGGAGTATGCTATGAGAAATAGTCTGGAAAGGATGTAGAAATGTCTATTAACAT